GGTAAAATGAGTATAATACAAGAGTTGATGGATATAACAGACCAAGAGTTAATGTTAGAGATAAGAGCTGCAGCCAAGGATAATCTACATCCCAAAGAGGATGTATGATAGGGTATGCTGTAATTATAGATTCAATGTTCGAGTCTTATATGGATGAGTGGATTAAGGATCCGGAAAATTCGGAAGATAAAGACTTATGAATATAGATATTATTAAAAATTTTAAACAAGATCTTATAGAAGTATATCGTAAGCACGGGTTATCATTATCACACCAGGACAGATATGGTTCGTTTCTCGTCGAGGATTTAACGGATTATAATATTAATTTGCTTTTATCTGCATATAGAGAGGCAAGCAATGCGACAATTTAATTTAGTAGTAGGAGCAAAGCGCAGCGGAACGTCCGCGTTGATGCATGCATTAAAAACCTGTGGTGTGCCTATTGGGGGATTTAAGTACCCGCAATTAACTCGGGAAAAAGAGACCGGTGAATCATTAGATATGGGATTCGAGCTTCCTGACGGGCGGATTAAAAACGAGAATCCTACGGGATTCTGGGAATACTCCTCCGTTGTCTTTAACGGTTTATCAACGAGACACTTAGGTTATGATGGCAAGGTTGTAAAAGTAATATCTCAAGTGTTACCAGCAAGCGATCCTAGGATGGTTGATAAGATTATATATATTGTCCGTGATCCTCGAAAAGTGTTAACGTCACGTGTTACGATAGACGAGCTTAAACCGGCAGAGGGTAGTTTGTGGATTGATATCCAGCTTAAGGCGTTGTTGCAGAATGAGGTATGTGCGTTTTATTGGATGTGCCAAAATCTTAAGCAGTGTAAAATCGTAGTTTATGAAGAGTTGATTGCTACTCCTGTCTTGATAATGGCAGATGTGTGTAGGTGGTTAGGGATGGGAGAGGGTAACAAAGTTGATGATGCAATACAACCTAAATTTAACAGGAGTGCGAATTTTAATCACGAGTCGCAGGCAATGGATGATATGATAGAGTTTTATGATACGGTTAAAAACAGGGACATGAAAAAGATTTTGACTTATGACGTGGGTAAGATAGGGGAAGAGATCAAAGAATTGTATGTTAAACAAATTAACAAGTAAAGGAGAATGATGAAAAAAGTCATCCCGTTCGGAAAAAGAATTTTAGTAAAACGCAGGGAAGTGGGGGAGTTGTTAGGTAAGGAAAGAATCATAATTGCAGCAGATAAAACCAGGGAAACAACAACAGATATTGCAGATGTGTTATTTGTACCAGATCATACGAGGGCAGCGGAAGCGTTGTTGGAAGGGCAAGAAGATATAATCTCGTCGCTGACTAAAAAATTAAAAAGAGATGGTGACCCGTCAGCGTTCCAGGCTTTGCAGGATTTAGATGATTTTATAGCAACTAATGTTGTCCGTGAAGGGGATGCTATATTCCTCGGTAAATACTGCGGTATAGACTTTGAGGACACTAAGGGCAATAGTATGACAATGGCTCGCGTTGAGGATATAATTGGTTTGGTGATTGAGGATAAGGAGGGTGCATAATGTCAGATAACGGCGGATCGGAAAAAACATTGGTAAACGTAGAATTAAAAGATAACAATATGATAATAACTTTCGGTAAGGCGCCCATTGCGTTGCTAAGTCATGCAATACGTCTAGCGTCATTACAGTTAGATAATATGATAGTTGGAAAATCAAATAAAGCAGAAGTTTCAAATATAATAAAATCCAATCCCACTATGGCAGCACAGGCTAGGGGATTGTTGGGTAAACGGTTTGGGAAATAAGGGGAACACATGCCAGAGATAGAAAATCCAGAAGGTATCCAGAATCCAGCGTCGAGAAAAGAGATTATCAAAGATATTGAAGCTGATAACGAGAAAGAGTATTTACGAGAGCTCAAGAAGAAGAACGGGGAGAAGTTAATTCCTGGACTACTAGAGCCAGAGAAAGAACGTATCGGCAAATACATTTGTACGCTATTCAAAGATACCGACGATAAACATAATCAGTTAAGTGATGACATAGACACCTGGGACGAAGTTTATCGGATGAAAAGAAAAGAAGTCCTTGGTAGTGATGGCGATATGCCTAACTATCGGTCACCTTTATCGATGGTGAGTCATGAGGTTTTACATGCTAACATTATCAATGTGTTTTTTACTCCTTCAGATGTGGCTAGGGTTATACCGACGGAAGAGGGAGATATATCAAAGGTTAACAAGCTAGACATTTTTATGAATTGGTCAATGAAAAATGAATTAGACCTTTTTACAAACATGGACAGGATGTGGCATTATTCGTCAAAGACTGGAGAGTGTCCCTATATAATGCATTGGGTCAAAGAGTATGGAACGGAAATTGAACGAGAGATTATTATGAATCCGGCTAATCCTACAGAGCCGTTGATTGATGAAGACACGCAGGAACCTTTATATATAGAAAGGGAAAAAACAAAGTTGTTATACAATGCTCCGAAACTAGAAGTATTTTCCCGTAAAGACTATTGGCAGGCAAGTAACTCAATGATGGGAAAAACTCCAGAATGGGAAGGTCGAAGATTAAGGTTTAGTTATGACCAATATCTTAGGCAACAGCTACAAGGTAAGATGTATAACGGGACGATCGACGATGTTTTTGGTGAGACAGGCAATTCTGGAGGCGAGAATAATCAACGGATAGATAAAGACGGTCAGGAAATACCTTTAGGAAAGTGGACGCAAGAGTTCCGTGAGTGGTACGGCAGGATTAGGGTTAATATAATTAAAGAAGATAACGAGCAAGACACGGTCGAAGAACAAGAGCTTGAGGATGAATATATAGCAATAGTACATATACCTACTCAAACGTTATGCAGTTTGAGGGTTAATAAATTCCCGTTAAAGATGCGCCCGGTAGGGTTAGATTATTTTATCCCTGACGATGAAGGACGTAGGGAAGGTATAGGCGTGTACGAATTTCTTGACAGCCAGCAGAAAGCTTATGATGCGCTATGGAACCAGTTTATTCAGGGAGTTGAAAAGAGTAACAATCCCATTGGGTTTTTCACCCCTTTTGGTAACCAGCGACGAGAAAATATAAAAATTAAAAATGGTTATATGTATCCTTCATTAGACCCTAGTAGTATAAAGTTTTTTACAACTCCGCCTCCTAATGTGAGTATAAATGCAGCGTTAGAATTAATACAACAATGGGCGCAGTTGATGTTTGGCATTAGTGATTTTTCAGCAGGCGGGGAAAGCACGATTGATCCGGATGCGCCGGCGAAAAAGGTAGAGATTATTGTTGGGCGCGGGAATGTTAGGATGAACGCTATTATAAAGAGAAAGAATCAGACTCTTAAGGATATATTTAAAAGATGGTATTTGTTGTATAAAGAGAACATGCCTCCTAATAAATATATGAGGGTAGCAGGGTATAGCAAGGAGAATCCCTGGAAGTTTGATAATATAGATTTAGAAGATTTTTCCCTGAAGAGCATTCCTGATTTTGAGTTGACGGGGAATATTTTGAATGCAAATAAGACTTCTGAAATAAATAAGAAGTTAGGTATTTATCAATTAATGATTCAGAATCCATTGTTTAATCCACAGGATCCGGCAGCAATTAAACGGATATTAGGCTTAACAAAATGGTTTGTTGAAGGGTTAGATGAGCCCGGGTTAGCTATTATCTTACCGGAAGCTCCTGGAGATAATGTATTAACACCAGGTGAGGAGAATGCACGATTTCTTCAAGGTGATATAGGGACAGTTTCTCAGGAAGAAGATGATGTTGATCATATTAGATCACATACAGAATATGCACAGAATCCTAATACCCCGGATGAGATTAGACAAGCCTTAGTAGCTCACATCCAGGAGCATGTTAAACAGATGCAAACTAAGTTGCAACAACAACAGATACTGGCACAGCAACAGCAACAAGGTCAAGGGCAACAACCCCAGCCACAAGGAGGACCGAATGCAGGACAACAACCAGGAATACAAAGACCGCCAAATTCGTCTAGTCAAGTGGTTCAAGGAGCACCCGAAGGCGTGGCAGGACGTTAAAGCAGAATTAGATATA